TGAAAGTCGCAGTGCCGCGGTATATGGCGCGGTACTCGCCGCGCATTGCGGCGTCGGGAGTGTCTTGGTCGCCGCAAAACTCAAACCAGAAGTCCGCGTAGGTGTCCTCCCAACCGTCCCGCAGTTTGAGGGCAACCCCATTTGCCGGTTCGCGACCGAAGTAGTCGTTCAAGACATTATCTAGTCGGGCGACCAGATCGTCTCGGTACACATCCTTCTTCGTCCACACATCCAACTGGATGGGAATCTCACACGCCGCGATTTGATAGGTAGCGTTTACGCGGTCTGCATTGACGCTCGAGAACCTCAGAATCTGAGGGTCGATCGGAAGGTCTGTGCGGGCCCCAGACTGAACGATGGTAATCGCCTTGTCCGGAAGACTCTGACTGGGAGACGGCCACCGGGACATGACACTTACGTCAGTCCCGATGTTGTCCAACAGGTACTTTGCAAGCGCATTGCATGCGGCTTGCTGGATTGACACCAACATTAGCCGGTCCCCATGTTTGCAAACGCGGCATCGAGGAATGTCCGCATGTAGGAGCCGAGACTTTCCTCAAGCTCCGGTAACGATTTGAATGCAAACCAATGCGGGTCTGTTCCGTGTGCCTCAATCGCCTTTTGGATCGCCCTGGCGATCTGTTCCGGAGCGTCGATGCTCAGCGCACCGTTCTGCTCCATGGAGCGGAGTTGGCTTGCCACTCTCAACGCCTGCGCCTTGGTAGTTGAGCCAATCTTCTTCGGATCGACGTTACGACCCACGCGGGCTTTGGTAAGCCCCTGCATTCCCCGAAGCTTCACCCACTGTATGAGTTCTTCCAGCGGAACAGTGTGAGGGCGACTGCCTTGCTCCACCGCGGCTGCGTACGGAGCGTCCACGACAACCTTGTCGTTTGTTGCGTGCACCGAGGCACGAAGGTCGCCGAATGCTTTGGGAGCATTGCGACGCACTGTCTCCGCGCCAGAGGCGGTTGCGTACCGGACCGCGCGTTTTCCAGCGAGAACGATGTTTCTGCGGTCTTGGCGGAGTCGCCGAGGAAGTTCTCTAAGCGGAATCGACCGTGACACTCGTCGCCCCGATCGTTCTGATTCTTGCGCCGCGGGACCTATCCCCCGTCTTGCGACGAAGAACCATTTCCCAAGACAGAATCTTGTAGCCCTCGAGCGAGATCAGGTCATACTCGCCGTCGTCGTTGCCGATGAGTATGTAGATGACCTCTACGTTTGGCGCGGCGACGTTGGGCAGGAGCTGGTCGGCCGTGTAGCCGACGGTTCCGTCCGAGGTCTGCTGGGTAATCCCCGAAACCTTGACGTCGCCCATCTGGAACCGACCACCCGACGAGATGATGTCGTGGGACGTAATCCCTCGGATGCGATACTTCTGGGGGAGAACCAGGTCCGAATCCGTGTAGGACCCGGACCCGATTACCTCGCCGGACCACGTTCGGGTTCTGATGACTAGACGGTGAGGCCTAGTATCGAGAGAACTCGGAAGCGTGATCCCCTTGACGGTGTCCGCTAGCTTTTTCCAGCCGTCGCGAACGCTCATCCGAGCGGAATAGGTCCAGAGCGACCACTCCCCGGGTTGGCAAGGCCGCCTGCCGAGAACCGGTCGCCGTAATAGCCGCTCGAGCCGAAGTAGTCGGAGTAGATCGGAACGCCGAGCAGGATGGAGATCCTGTTGACGTAGAACTTACCCCATTGTCGCAACTCGATGCTAACGCGCCCAGACGCGAAGAACTCAATGTCCTCAACCCGCTTGATGCCGGCCGAGGAGATGCCGTCCGAAGCGATCTTCGCATCCAGGTCGGCGACATTCGCCAACGCGGCGCGAATCTCGGCGGCGACATCGTCGTCGATGTCGTTCTCAAGAACGCCTTCGAGTCGAGGGTGCTTGTATCGCCAGTTCGACGGGTACCCGAGGTACATCCTGATTTTCGTCTTTTCAGACGGAGTCAGGTTGGCCATCAGGGAGAGATGAGCCGAATCGACGGGCAGCTCGAGCCGTCCGCAAAGTGCGCGTTGAACTGCGCCTTGATGTCGTTCAGGAGCGTGTTGAGAGTCCCCTGATCGGAGGCGTTCGACGCCGCGACAATGTTCGTGCCGTCCGCGTTGTAGTGCCAGGACGTGGACGCTCGGTGAACGTTGTAATCGCCCTTGAGCTCGTTCGCGAGCGTGATCGCCGACGTCAGGTCCGTTGCCACGGGCGCGCTAAGGGTCGCCGTGTCGGCGGTCTTGTGCGCGAGCGTATCCGCCTTGTGGAACTCGTAGACCGCTCGGAGCTGGTTCACGAGGACGAGCGAGGTCGCGAGGCTGGAGGCGTCGGCCGCCGTCACGGTCACTTCGCTCTTGTCGAGGTGGACCGCGGAGCCGGCGCCGACCTGAGCCTTGAGCTTGTTGCAAACGTCCGCGACGACGCTCGCCATCGGGTCGGTGTTTCGAAGAACGGTAGCCATTAGAAGTCCTTTATGAGGGGTAGGAGAAGGCGGGCCCCGTGATTAGAGCCCGCCACCTAGTACACTGTCAGATCAGGACGAGCTGACGTTCTTGCGAGCGCCGCACGAGTTGGGACGGTCGACCTTGAGCTGACCCGTGAAGAGCACTTCCGCGCGCTCCGACGGACCATTCTTCGCGAGCATTTCGTACGTCATGCCGAGCGGAACCGGACCGAAGCCGTCATCCGCCGGGACCATGTACTGCGGGAGACCCGACATGTCCGCCGACGGGAGGTACTGCATCTCAACGTGGTTCGTGTTGAGGTAGTAGATCGCGCTGGCGGTCGAATCCTTGTCCTTGACGAACATCATACCGTCAAGCTCGAGGGCCTGGAAGCCGAACGAGAGACGCACCGGGCCGCGAGCCGTCATGATCTCGTCGACCTGACGACGGGTCGCGTCGAACAGCGAGCCGATCTTGTTGAAGATCGCCGGCGTGGTCACCGCGACGTCCGGGTTCTCACCGCACGACTCGTAGATCTTGCGCACGTCATCGCGAATAAGCGCGAACGTGGGGGCCGTGGGCGCACCCGGATCAACGACGACAGGCTTCCAGTACTCGTTACCAGCCAGCGCACGGTTGATCGACGCGTAACTGTTGTCGTCGCGACCGATCGCCTCGGCGAGGCCGATGATGCCGTCCGTCGTATCCGTACCCGCAAAGCACTCGCCGTTGAGGTGAGAGGCGAGCTTGGCCGTCGCGTTGACGAGGTTGCGCGCCCACAGGGCGATGTTGCCCATCGGGGAGCTCGACGACGCCGCCGTATCCATCGCGAACTTGGACACGTGGAAGTTCGACCGGTAGAGACCCCAGTTCAGGATCGCACTGGCCTGACCGTCGCTACCGAAGTTCGCGGCATCCGCGCCCTCGGCGTAGTTCTCCGCAAGCTGGCCGTCTTTCTCGGGCACCCACGCGAGGTTCTTGCCCCCGCCAGGAACCACCTTGACCATCTTGAGGAACATGACCCGGCGGTTGATCTGACGAACGACGTCGTCGCGAAACGCCTGGGCGAGAGTGATAAGAGAAGAAGTCTGAAGCGTATCAGCCATAGTTTAGTTGCCCCACGCGGGGCTCCCTTTATAAAGAAGCGTGGGGCACCGTGCCCCTAACGAAGAGTTATCGTTCACGCGAACGAGACTTATCGAATTCGATCATCTCGGCCGCTCTGCGAAGTTTTTCTTCCTCGGAAGTCGCCGGCTTGTCGTAGAAAGGCACGCCGTTGCGGGTATTGCTACCCGACTGGCCGGCTTTCTTTGCGACTTGTGGCGTCTTGCTGGTTCCAGGAGACGGGAGGAAGGGTTCCGCCTCTTTGCTCTTGAGGTACGCCTGCACACCGGCTTCAAGCGGCAACTCCTCTTCCTCTTCGGGCATGCCCTGGTAGGGGGAGCGCTTGATCTTGAACAGCGGGTTGCCGTCCTCGTCGAACGTCACGCGACCTTGGCCCCTCATCAGATCTCGGGTCAACACGTCCACGAACTCCGGCTTCACTTCTTTCTGAAGCATGGAACGGAGGTCGGCGTACGCGCGGTCTTCACGGGCACGTTTCTCGGTTTCGAGACGCGCCTGCTCGGATCGCTTGTAGCTGGCATTCAGTTCCTCGATCTGACGCTGGAGAGCGGCAACCTCGGGGTCCTGCTTGTCCTTCTTGGACGACGGTTGCGACTGGGGCGCGGGCTCTTGAACCATCTGCGCCTTCATTTCCGCGATTGCTTTGGCAACCGCTTCACCGACTTCTTTGCCAAGCGCACGCTTGAGCTGGCCGGTAACCGCCTTGTTGACGATGTTGCTGAGATCTTCGGGCTTGATTGCAGCGGGGGACGCGGTCGTGTCGTCACCCGAGTTCGACGTATCGTTCGACCCGTCGTCGTGGTCGTTCGGCATGTGGGTCTCCTTACCGGGCCCACCGTAGGCTCGGCTGAGTGCGGCTTACGCCGTGTGTTGTTGGTTAGAACAGAATGGTGAAACCACCCGCGAGAGTGGTTCCGGTTGAAAAGATCTTTTTGACGTCTACGTCGAATCGCTCGCCGTCGAGAGCCGCCGGCCACGTGTCCGTCGTACCGTCCTCAAATCCGACTTTCAGGATCGCACCGGCGGTGCATCGGATTTGCCTACACCCAACAAGCACGAGGTCCTTGACGCCGAACTTGAACGTACCAAGCGCATCAGTCTGAGCAGGAACGACGATCTGAGTAACCTTTGAGAAGGCTTTCGTGCCGCTCACCGTTTCGTTACCGTTCGCAGCCGTGAGCGTAAGGCTCTCGGTGATCGTGTTACCTTCTACGTCGAGGCCCGTAATGACGATGGGGTCCACGGTGTTGTACGTGGACGCATGCGTCGAAGTCGTAACCGTTAGGGTCCATGCGAGTGGGGCCTGGTTCGCCGCGAGAGCCCCGTTGATCGCACCACCGGTGTAGGTAGCAACGCTAGTGGACGTTGCGATGCTGGTCTTGATCGCGTCGTCGTCGGCAAGGGGCGTCGTAATCGTCTTAGTCTTGGGGCTTGCTTCGAGGCTGCTGCGGCTGGGAAGGAGCATTCGGATCGGTCTTGGCCTGTAGCTTGGCCTGAGCTTTGAGTTGGGTGGCCTTCGCGTCGAGCGAGTCGGCCTTGGCTTCTTGGGCCAGCGACATTGCCGAGCCCGGATCCGTCGAGGTCGGGAACTCCATCTTCTCGGCGTGTTCCTTCAGTTCTTCGCGGATCTGATTCTTGGTATGATCGTCCCACTCCGGACCAAGTGCCATTGCGGCCTTGGTGTTGAGTTCTCGGTGGAACGTCTTACTCGGGATGACCAACTGCTTCGCCATCTGGATGTTGGCAAGGAGCTGGCTAGCGGTCGCCGTGTCGAAGCCGTTGAAGCCTTCGATTGACCAACGAATGTCGGTCTCACCGCGGTCGCGGGAGATCATGTCGTAGGTCGACTCGACCGCGGCGCTCACGATAGCGGCGTACGCGTTGAGCATTACGCGCGTAGCAGCAACGTCCATCTCTTTGGAGTCCGCGCTACGACCCACCGTGTCCGCGTTGTTATCGATGCCTTGTGCCATCTGGTGGCAGATGCGGAAGATCTCGTCGCGCTGGTTATCGACCTCTTTGCCGATAACGTCGAACGGAGCGTTGGGGGGAGCGTTCCATTCGAATGACTCCTGGATACCCAACTTGAGGTAGTAGCCGGCGCCCATTACGATGTTGGAGTCGTCGCTCTCGAGCTTCAGGACCGGCATCGCGTAACAGGTGCGGCGGATGAGCCAGCCAAGGCCCGCGCAGAGCCTGAAGTGCTCGAGCTGAGCCGACGCCGTCTTACCCAGGATCCACATGCCCTCGGGTAGGTGGATGCACTGGATGGGGACTTCCTTGAAACCGTGGGGCGCCGCGATCCCGGTGACCTCGAGCTTCGGATCCTGGGGTCGCTTACCCTCTTCGTACTTGAGGGTGAACACCGTGCAGTTGGTGTCGTCGTAGACGCGCCACTCTTCCACCACCACGTCACGACTGTCCGTGAACTTGGCTCGAGGCTTGGAAAGGGTGTGAATGCAGATCCACTTACCTTCTTCCCAGTCCCAGACGTCCTCCGGGTCGATGGGCTTCACAGTGATGCGCCCGGCACCCATGGCCTCGTACTCGGCCTTGTTCTCGGGGTCGGACTCTACCGGCGGCTTCTCGAGCAGCCAGTAGGCCTTCTGCGTTCGGAGCGCCTTCGACATGCGCTCACGCATGAAGTTGGAGAAGTCCGTCCCCTCACCGTCGCAGTCTTCGGCGAAGTCGTCGTAGAACTTGTCCGCCTTCTTTTCTTCGTTCGTGGCCTTGTCGCGGGCCCGGACGGAAAACGAGCCCGAAAACAGCCAGCTTACGTAATAGTCGATAATCGGGCCGACGTAGGACCGATAAGACGCCTCGCGCTTTCGGAGCTCGTAGTTCTCGTCGTTCTCGAGCGGGTTTTTGGGCAGAAACTCGTTCAGGAGCGCCCGGAAGGGCTTACCCCCGGCGTACAGAGCTTCGCATTGCTCCCAGCACTTAGCGTCGTAGTCCGGGTGCTTTTTATCGAGATCGCCGAGGCGCACTTAGTAAGCTGTGATGCGGTGTTGGCCGGGTCCGCGAGGGACGCGCCGGCCCAATAGAGGCTCAAATGCAGCGGAAAGGGCATCGACCTGGTCGTCGTGCTCAGAGCCGCCCACACCCGTGAAAGAAAGAACTTCACCAAGAAACTTGTCGGCCCAACCAGCCCGGGTGGGCATCAGAACATCGCCCCGGTTCCACGCCGCGGCCACCTGTTGGGCTCGCGTGAACTTATCGCCGACGGCGGCGACATCCGTGATGTGGATTCCGGCGTTCTTGAAGAACGGAACGACGCCCTTCTCTACACCGCTGCGGAACCAGAAGATCCGACTCGGATTGTACTGGGCCTTGAGCGACTTCAGGGTGTGTACAAACGAAGTCGCGTCACACTGTTGGCGCTTGACATCCAGGATGTACGTTTTGCCAGTGGACCGGTCCAAGCCCATGACCACGGCGACCGAGTAGTCGCTGTAGGTCTTCTGGGTGTACGCGAGGTCGATGCCGATCGCGATCGTGAGCGACTCGGGCAGCTCCTCGTAGGTGTAGACACCCTTGAAGACAGCGCCGCCTCTGGGGCGCGGGTTGCCCTGGTAGAGGGCTTCCCAGTCGTACTCGCCGACGCTCTTCCGAATGCGGTGGAGCTGCTCGACGTTGTAGCGCTCAGGCCAGAGCGCGTGCTCGACACCGTTCTCGTCGGTGCGTAGCGCCGGAAGGTTGATTTCCTTCCACCAGGGGTCGCCCTGGGCGAGGATCCTGCCGGCAAGGTCGTCTGGAGCCCAGCGGGTCTGGGTGACGATCATCGAGCACTCAGGCTCGGCGCGAGTGAACGCGGTCGACGTCCACCAGTCCCAGATGTTGTCCTTGATCGTCGCCGATTCTGCCTCGATACGGTCACGAAGCGGGTCGTCAACGATGATCAGGTGGTAGCCGCGGCCGGTGATAGCGCCTCGGACCGAGGTCGCGCGCACTTCGCCGAACGGCCCGCCGCGCTTCTGACCCTCCGCGGTCTGCCAGAGCGTGGGCGACCGCTTGTTCGGGTTGATCTGACCGCCGTTCTTGATGAAGTAGGTCTGGATCTCCCGTGACTTGTCAGCGGCGAGGTCCTCGTTGTAGCTCAGGTAGCAGATGTTCCGTTCCGGGAACGCCTTCAGGTACCGGGACGCGACGAACGCAAGCAGAGACGACTTACTGTGCCGGGGTGGCGTGCTCAGGATGATGTAAGCGGGTCCCTTATAGATTTGCTCCATAAGGGTAATCGCCGGCTTCAGGTGCAGCGGCTTGGAGTAGCCCGGCTGCATTCGAACGACGTAGTCCTCGATGCTCTCCTCGAGCCCGGGATTGGCCACCGTCTTGTACTTCTGGAGCTCCTCACGAGCTAAGCTTGTTATGAAGGACGTCTTCGACAATTTCGGGCAGGTTGGCCGCGTTCGAGGGCAGGTCTTCGTCCGCCAAGACCGCCATCACGCGAAGGAATGTCGCCGTGTCGAGCCCCTTGCGGAGCTTTTCGACCATTTCGCGCTCGCGGTTGTTGACCTCGATCTGGACCTTCTCGGACCAGTCTTGGGCCCGCTGGGTCTTGAGCCAGTACCGGTAGTCTTCTTTGGTGCCGTCGTTCAGGAGCTTCTCGACCATGCCCTTTTCGGCATCGTCTTTGGCCTGATCGATCTCCTTGGCGAACTCCCACAACTCAGGAACGAAACGAGGGTCCTCCGCACTTAGTTTGCCGCGGCGTACCCACTCGTGGAACGTCCCCCGTGGTAGCCCACAAGCGCCCGCAGCAACTTCCGGCCTTTGTCCCTGGCGGATGAGTGCGCAGATCTGATCTTGGAGCCCCTTGGAGTAACGGGGTGGCGCCGCGCGGAACGTTCGCGCGCCGGCAGCGTTGAGTGCCGGGTCCGCACCTGGACGTACATCCTCGAGTGAGGGCGGAGGAACTTTCGGCTCGTCGGCCATAATAGGCGAGGGTCTGACGGGCGCAGGGGGGTGGGGAAGGAGGTCAGCGCAGCCAGAAGAACAGACCCTCTAATGATCGAGCCCAACCCTGTCGTTATGTCCCCAAACTCTGGAAAGTTGAGAAAATAAGCGGTCTTAGGTCGGGTCTGACAGCCGCGAGGTCGTCTAACCTCACGTACCAACATCGACCCATTTGTTTCGCGGGAAGTGCTCCAGAGTGACAATGTCGAATGAGGTGCCTGCGACTCATTCCGGCGCGTTTTGCCAAGAGAGCGGCTTTGATCCAAACACCGCCGGATCCAAGTCTGGATTCTTGATGAATTTTTTCAAGTCTTCGCCCAGGCAAAACCACTCTCCCCTAACCCAAAGGTGCTCGAACCGCTTATGAAGCCAGGATTCAGTCGTCTCATCCCCCGGATGTGTCCAAAGGACCGTCAGCTCCCGGTGATTCGCGTTCCGAAGACTGGCCAACCGCTTGTCCAGATCTCGAGTCGTGCCGATCTTGACAAA